GTTATATATATTACCACCCCACACAATTTTTTGGTCATTTCCCATTTCTGGCAAAACGAACGTACACGGAGTGAAACAGGTTCCCGATGTTCCCGCCACCTTCCTTCCCTACGCTTACCTACATACATACTACTGGGTATGGGGTGTACTCGGGTGGACTATAGTCCACTCGGTGAGACTTTAGTCCACTCGGCTGGACTATTAGAGTCCACTCGGGTGGACTATGTGGGTTGCTGGGCCGTGGATGCCCCTCTAAACAGGTTTTACTTCTCGCCGCCGTGGTGACACCATCTGCACCCGAAATGAGCGGTGAGGCCACACCAGAGGCTATTATGGCCTACTGTACAAAGTGCAACGTGAAGCGGGTGATGGTTGAGCCAGAGCCGGTGGAACTTGGCAACAAGAAGCACGCTGTTCGTGGGGTGTGTGGCGAGTGTGGTTGTAAGTTGTTTAGGATGGGCGGGTCTGATTGTTTGGACAGACCTAAAGGCTATTATGTTGCTCGAGCTAGAGAGCGGCGGCTTGAGGCTAGGAAAGCGAAGTTGCTTGACGGGGTTCCACTAATCCGCGCAGCCTACTGGAGTGATGAACTTGACAAGAAGGAAGGCGTTGCGGAGTGAGCCAGAAACCTTTTTGCCAGAGTTCCGACGGTATAAGCACTACCCTATTGGCCACGACGAGGAGGAGGCGATCAAGCAGGCTGAAATCTGTTTGGACGCGCTTTCCGATAAGATGATAGAGGTAGGGGATGTGGGGGGAGCCGCCATAGTGGGTCAAAGCTATGACGTGATACGGCGGATGCGTTTAACGCTTGCTACGATGGGGGCGACTAGGACTACAATGGGTTATAATTAGGGGATTTCCACTCGTCTCCCGAGCTATCGTCATCTTCTTCATCCTCATCGTCCTCATCGTCCTCGCCTTCTATGCCCAGCATTTCCAGAGTTATCTCCATCTTATTCACCTCGAGAGCGCCGATGATGTCTAGGAAGTCCAGATCGGCCTCCTCACGGAAGCGGTCGATAACGGCGGCTATCTCGGTGGACAGCTGGTCTGCTGCTTCGTTAGCCACCATTGAAGAGGGGTTTGCGCAGCCACTTGCGCTTTAGCTGATTGATGTCCCGTATTGGGATGGGGTGGCCAAACTTTCTGGCATTAGTAAGGATGCTTGGAGACGGCGACATTGGGCGGTACAGCCCTTGGCGAAGCATAGCAATGTCGGAGGCCGACACGCCGCCAGTCTTCATCGAGCGAGTGATCTCGCTGTCGGTCAACCCGCCAGCTCTGGCAGCTTTGATTTGCCGGTAGGCGTGCTGAAAGATTTTGTAGCGGGACTCGTTGGCGTCATCATAAGCGGCGAGCATATCAGCGTTGCTGACGTTACTTGCTCTGCTGCCAGAAACGCTGTTGAACAGGCTGTTCGCGTTTGTGATTCGGCGCGATGTTTGGGCCGAGTTTTTCATCAGCGACTCTTGGTAGTCGAGCGTCCGAACTTTGAATCCGGTGAACTCTGCCGTCAGCTCGTCCACGAGTGATGGCTTCTGGCCAGAGCGCAACGTCTCGCCTTTGGCGGCTGGAATCCATTTGTTGATTGCTCGATCAATCGTGCCGGGGGTGAAGGCTCTGGCGATGTGTGACACTCTGTCAACCACTTGTTCCTCGAGCGAGGCTTCTGGGTTGAAAACTTGAGTGCCGTAGATGGTTTCGTTGCGCGTCTGGTCAATCACGGCCTGCGCGATAATTGTTTCAGATGTGAACGGTGCAAGCATCGCTATTGATCTGGAAATGATATTGTCCACTAAACCGCTGGTATCGTCGGCCCCGCTGATCCCGAGCAGTGCCAACGTCTGGTCGGTTGTGGTGGCGTAAGGGTTGTTGAACGAGAGGTTGATGTATTGGATTTGTTTCTCCTCGTCGCGCCAGAAGATGAACTGTCCGTCCTTCTCGTAGTCGGCCATAAGGCTTCTCACATTCTCCTCCTCCTCGTCGCTAATGCCGGACAGAGCTTTGAATAACTCTTGCACAACGTAACCCATCCCGATGGTAGCTGCGAGGTGTCCGCCTATCCTTTTGGCAGCGTACTTCTTGTGGGCGAGAGTTGGCCCGTTCATCTCTTGTGCAGCGTATTTGACGTTCATCACCTGTGTCCGCACAGCCTCGTAGAAGAAGCTCATAAACGGCCCAACAAATGGCTGCATCCGTATCTTCTGGATCGCTGGCGGAATCTCCGAGTATGTCGGGAACCCGCCGCGTGTTCGGACTGCGGCTTCTGCCTCAAGCTCGGCCTCGGTTGCGTCTGGACGGATGGGGCGCAAAGCCTCTTTCTCTATCTCAAAATTAATAATCTTACCCAGCTCGTCAGAGGCTCGGTAAATGCGGGCCAACGTTTGGAAGCCTTTCTTCGCCTTCTTCCACGCCAGCAGCGATGCCCCAAGTCCTTTGTCCATCAACTCGGTGGCGTCTACGGATTCGTCTAGGAACTGTTGCTGATCCTTCATTACCCGCTGTAACTCTGCCGTGGTCACTTCTTCTCCGACCAACCCAAGGCGGGTCATCTTGTTGAAGTACATCTGGTACTCGCGGTTGTTACCAGCTGCATCAGCGTAGATTGCATTCAACGCCTTCCACGCTTTGCGAAAGGCGAACGGATTGTGTCCGTTTAGCACCAAGAAATATGCTTGGCCAGACAAGTTTCTGACGTTCGTCATCACACTCATCACCGTCTTCGCTGTCTTCGAGAGGACGTTGGATTTTGCGAGAAATCTCCAGAAGGGGCTACCGCTTAAACTGCTTGCACGCTCGAAGCTCTCCAGTATCTCGTTAACATCTGCCGTTGTGTAAAGACCAGAGAGAGGGCTGTACGAGCCACGGGAGGCGTCCTCCTCGCCTTCGGCAATCTTTACCCCAGCAACACGGCCTGTGATTGGGGTGTTCGCGTCTGCGGCATTTCTGCCTGCGTCATCACCTTTCTCAAAGAATATCTGCCCCATCCCAATCTTCTTCAGCTCGGTAAGGAAGCGGTGGTTGCCTGCGAAGCTGGCGAGTCGGCTGACGGAGCGGGTGTAGTTCATCAGCGGGTCTTTGTACTCGCCGAGTAGTGCGCGTATCTCTGGAGCAATATCTTTGCGCTTCATAAACAGCGACAAGTCTTTCTCGCCAAGCCTCCCGTACATCGTGTCGGCTGCGCCCCTCTTGTTGTAGGTGTCAAGCATCTCCTTCACCAAGTTGTCAGCTCGCAGCTGTGCCGTGGCTGGGTCAAGCCCGTCAGCTATAAGGCGCTTCTCTATGAAATTGATTGCTTTGTTTTTAACCTCATCATCAACAGAGTAGTCCGCCTCATCAAAGATGCGGTAGCTGCGGGCCAGATAAGTGCCGAGGTTACCTTCAACCTTTGCCTTCAGATCGCCGGTGATCCAGCCTTTGCTGATGAGATGCTGCGAGAGGCCGTCGATCTGTTCGCGCATTCTGCGGACAGCATCCTGTACAGCTGGAGTCAGCTCGGCCATAGACGCAGCGTCACCGTTGAGGGCGCTGTTGATTGTGGCGACATCCTTCTCGGTTGCCTTCCCCAGCTCCTCCTTTATCGCCAGCTTAAGGTTGCGGTTCTCGGCACGGACAACCCCCATCACGCTGTTGATGTAGGCGTCCTTGTCGATCTTCGGCTGGAACAGGTTCAGCTGCTTGTCGGCGTTCATAGCCGACGGCATCTTCAATCCGCCAGAGCTGTCGAAGAAACGGAAGACCCGCTTCTTGGTGTCTGACATATACTGCCAGACCTTGCGCCTGTCAGCCATACCGTCCAACACCTCTGAAGCGAACCCCGCATCTTCAGCGAGGTGCGGGTCAGCTGCGAAGGCAACTAGGTCGGTAGTTGGATCGAAGCGCTTCTCAAGCGGAATAATTTCCCCAGAACTATCCTTCTCAATAGCTTTCGCAGACTTGGCTTGGTTTGGCTCAAAAGTAACATATATGTCATCCAATGGGCCACCGTCATAAGTGTTCTGTATTATAGCCCCATCGTGTCCTCCACGTCTGGCTCGCGTAAGGAGGTCGAAGTATGATTCCTCTCTGTATGATTTCCCCTCTTGGTCAGAGACAAGCGGGTTCTCTATTTTAAGAAAAGTGTCAATAACCGAAAATCGTGCTGCATAATTGTCATCAACCTCCTCTAATGCGGCAACCTTTTTCCCGAAACTCCGCTCCAAATCCTCGAGTTGTGAAAAGATGACAGCATTTGTTTTTCTCTTCGCGTGCGGGCCGATGAGTATCTCGGGCGTATAGTAGGGATGAAACTGTTTTGCAATATCATCCACCGCATTGTGAACCGCGCTCATTCTGTGTTGAAGGTCTGTAATAAATTCTGTTGGGCCAACCCCAGAAATCGCCTTACTTTCATATGTGGCAGCGTCTATTAACCCCTCCTCAAATTCAGCGGTAAGCCCCATCCCCCAAGATGTTAACTTATCTTTTAGTGCGCCGTTAAGACCTGTTATTGCGTCAACCTTTTCAGCCAGTTCAAGCACGTCTTGATACGCACGGTAGTTGATCTCGTCTGCCTCGTCCTTCTTGAGTGTTGCATCTGCATATGCTTCAGAAGTTTTGCCCTTGCTAAAAAAGTAGCCCAGACTTGCCGACGGCGCTCCCGTGCTTGAGCCGAGCCTCTCTGGGTCAAATGCGCCGCCCTCCAACTCCCCACTGCGAAGCCCGTGGCTGGCTCTTATGGTGTAGCCAGACTCCTTTGCATACCGCTCAACAAGAAGCTCTAGGTTGCGGGTTTCACCGCCTTTGACCAACTTATTGTAAAGCCTAGCTATTGCTCCCCTCTTTTCGTTCGGATCAGCTGCGAAGGCTGCGCCAGAGTCTGGCTGCTGCTGGTTCTCTCGAAACCTCTTGTTCCACTCTAGCCAGCTTTCTCCCCAGTTTTGCGGATGCGGGTTGGCTATTTCTTTTTGTAGCCAATCAAAAGCGGCGCGGTTTTTGTCTAAAATATATTCGTCTCCGACTACCGATTCCAGACCAGCGTCCGCCGTTTCTAAAACGCCGTTGTAAAATTCCTCAAAACTTGTGTATCGTTCGCCTATAAATTCTCCCCGTCCAAACTTATGCTCCGCACCCGTTTGGTCATCAAAAGTGTTCTCCATTGCAGCAGCTATAATCCCTTTGACGCTCTTAATCACCCCAACATCTTCGGGACTTGACATCCAAGTTCCCTTTTCTGGCTCCCACTTGTCCTTACTTGTGTCAGCTCTAGCTGGCGGCTCTGTTGGCTCTATGTTCGGATCAGCTGCAAATGCCACACCGGCATCGAAGGCATCGTCCATCTCGGCGTTGCGAACGAACACCGTATTGCCGATGCTCACCGCTTCCGTTCCCCTAGTGACACGCATCGCGGGGTTGGCGCGGTTGTAAAAGTAGCTGTGTCGTTCGGGATCAAACCCGACCTGTGTCCACTCTGCGCCGGTCACGTCTGGGATAACGGTTGTGGAAGCTACCGCACCTCTGGCGCGTGCGAAGGAGGACTTGTTGCCTCTGCCACCCTTAACGCCCGTAGCTATGTTGATCTTCTTTGTGTCTTTACCTTCAATAAATTCGACTTTGCCCAGTTCCCCAAAGCCGGTTAGGTGAACAAACGAATCGTGTCCGACAACGGCTGTTTTGCCGTCAGCCGTCCCGTGGAAAGTGACAACGTATTCTCCAGTCTTGTTGTAGGCGGGTATATCAATCCTCACATCAATCACCTCGCCGACGATTGTTTGCCCGCTGTCCTGCCTGTCGAAATAGGCTTGCGCCCTTTTTGCGCCATCAGCTTTCAGCGCACTTAAAATCTGACCCCTCGACAGCAGCGTCTCCATTGTCGGCTGCGGGTAATCTTTTGCGATAGCCTTAAACTCGTCTATCGCTGCGTTCAGCTCGTTCCAGTCGGCGCGTGTTTGCTTGCTTGCTTGGTATTTTCTCTGTGCCTCGACCAGTCCGGCGACTCGATCCGGCCGAATGTTCGGGTCGGCAGCTGAAGCAATCTTGACGGCCGCTATAAAATTCTGTGGGTTCTGGGCGGACTCAACTAGCAGAGCTAATAGCTCTGGGTTGGTGTCGGCTGCTTTTCGCAGTTTTGCTACCATACTGCTTTTAATCTGCGAGGCTCTGCCTTCAGACACGTTCAGCTGCCCAGCAAATGTTCTATTGTCGGTGTTCAAGAGGAACGACTGCACGGCCACCCTCTCTTGCACCGTGAGGCCGATCTCGTCATTGTAAGAGACGATGGTGCTATACATACTTTCACCAGCTGGAGTGAATGTGGCGGGTTCGACGCCCTCGTCTTTCAGCGTGTCTGCCGACGTGAAGGCAATATCTTTGCCGCGCTTCTCTGTGCCGAACTCGGACTGTGCGAGATTTATGGCTTTACGGGTGGCCACCGTCCAGAAGTAGGCGGAGGGAGGAACGTCCGCGTTCCTAAAATCGTCATCCGAGTTGTATCGCTTCAACCAAGCATCGTATGTTTCGTCAACAACCCTAGCCCCGTAGTCTTGCCCTCGTTCCGTGGCAAGCCATTTGCCGCTTTCCGTGTGCGAAAACTTGGCAACCGCCTCAACAATGCGGGAGTAGGCCGTCTCTTGATCTTTCGCCTTCTTCCCGACCGACTGCTTGCGGGCAGCTTTCTCGTCTTTGAGGCGCTGCTTTGTTTCGGCGGTGGTAGTCTCCTTCGACTCAAGCCGGTAGGTTCGTTCTAGGAAAGATTCAACATTCGCAACGTGCGCTTGCAGCGGGCCAGACAGACCTATACGGCTGAACATACGGCTGAAGATGTCCAGCAGTTTGCGTATTGGTTTTCCTCGGTAAGACTCCTCGGTGATCGTCTTCGTGTGGCGCTTCTGGATTAGCTGGCGAACAAACTCCTGCGCCATATGGACGCCATCAATGAAATCGTTTCCGTACAGAACTCGTGCAGCTGCCTTCTCGTCAGCTGTCATATTGTTGTAGATGTCGTTGTATTTGCTCTCGATAAACGAGCGCACGTCAACTGTCGGACTCAACTGTCCGCTGGTGATAAGGCGGGCGTATTCTGCGCGTAACGCCTGACCATCCAGATTGTGGATCAGCTCCTCCTCGAGCGCCTTCTCTAGCGAGAACTTCTTGTTGCTCGTGCTGGACATCAGCTTCTCGATGTCAACGAGGATCGCGTCCGTCACACCAGAACGTGCGATACTTGCCACACCGGCCCCTCCAGCCAACTTGGTCAGCTGGATTTCTGACAGGTTGAGAAGTGTGCCAAACCGTTTTGAAATCTTTACAAGAGCAGCTTCAACTTGTTTCAGCAGCGCAGGCTCCATCTGCTGTGCGGTTATGGAAGGACGCGCTGCGCTTGCCACACCGCTGATACCGCTCGAGCGATTGACAACCTTAATCTCGGTGTCGCCAATCTTCATCGTTGTGACTGGCTCCGGCTCTGGTTCGGTCGGCGCTGGTTCGACAGCAACATCCTCGAACGTGCTTTGCATCGAAGCGAGATCAGCCTGTGTGGCAGGAGTGGCTCGCTCTGTTCCAAGCAGATCGGCAATCTGATTGTCAATCTGCACAACTGATTGGACAAAATTATCCTGCTGCTGCGGGTCTTTGATGCCGTAGCTGTCGGCCACAAGGTTGGCTTTGCGCTCCAGCAGACGGTTAAGGACGGTGCGGTCTGTGGGGGTTAGGCTTGTTCCTTCCAGCTGTTCCTCGGCCAGTTGCCCCAGCTGTTGCGAGTTTCTTGGGGCGCGGGTGTCTCTACCGCGAAGGGCGGGAGGAACACCGGCCTCGTCCTCTGCGGCAGTTCTTTCCGTGTCCGCCTCCCTCTCCAGACCGAGACGCATCTCGGTGTCGGATGTGATGACATCTGCTTGCAACTTCGCAGAGATCAGCTCGGCTTCCAACTGTGCTCGATCTCGCTCTACCTTTATCTCCGCCGCTCTAGCTTCCGCCTCGTCTTGAATCTTACGGCTTTCGCCCAGCTCCGAGAAAGGCGTCTTTGCGGATTGCCGACGTATCTGTTCAGCTTTGTTGAGGAACTCGCGAATGCCAGCACCCTCTGGTGCATAGCGCAGTTCGTTTACCATCTCCTGTGTGATATTCAGACCGCTGTACTTCAAGTCTTCAACCGTGATACCCAGCTTCTCCGCAATAAATTGCTTGTCTTCGTCGCTAATAACTTCCGGCGTTGTGGCCAGCTCGGCTTCAGCTGTGCGCTGTTTAGCCAAGTCCAGCTGGCTTTGGTACAGATCGTCCAGCTTGCCCAACTCTGACAGCTTTTTGGTAAATTCTTTGTATCGCTTTATCCGCGCTTGCGTTTTCTTCGACACAGCTTTAAGGGCCATCTCCCGAGCCGCATCGCGGGCCTGTTCTTCAGACTCAAAAGCGCCAACCACCTCGCCTTTGCGAAGAACAGCCCACTCTTCAAATTCTGGATGCTTCTCAACTTCAAATTGCGACAACTCATTGTACGCTTCCTGCTCCTCAATAAAGCGATCCACCGTTGCTTGGTCGGCGTGCCGCAAGCCGGACGGAACCGTTGAATCGTCTGGCCCAACGGAATCCTCGTAGCGATCCCACCAGAGGGGGAGCGTTCCTTTTTCCTGTGCATCTTGAACAACTTTCTCTCGTCCGCTCTCTGGGAACACGGGCTTTGTCTCGCCTTCCGCTGGCAGAGGAATAGCCAAAGGTTCCAGAGAGCCGACCTCTTCCCCTTCCGGCAGCACAAGTGATGCTGCGTTTCTCGCGTCAAGCCTCGCAGCTGTGGCTGGAGCGACAGATCGTATCGTCTCTCGACGTGCAGCTTCGCGTGCGGCGGCTGTCACGTCATCGTGCGTGTCCAGCTTTTGAGCCATACCCAAGCCACCGCCCAAGCCAGCCCCGACAACCCAAGACTTCCACGCTTCCTGACCAGCTTGTTCAAGAGTCACGGTTGGGTCGAAAGAGTTTCTTGCGATAAAGTATTCGCCGATAAAGTTGGCCGGAGCCTCCTCAATCGTTCCCTCGATAAGCGCACCTTTCGTGGCCGCTTTGAGCTTTAGGCCGAGTTTGCCAGAGAGAGTCTTGACGCCATCACGAAATCCGGCCGAACGAACCGCCGTGCGAAGCGCCTCGATGTTGGTGGCCCCTGTTTTTTTGGCCAGCATCCCTCCAGCCTTTGTCAGCAGCATATCAACTGATGCCTGACCTAAAGCCGGAATCATTGCCGACTGCGCAGCCTCCTCGGCGGACAGCCCTTGTTCCTCGTAGGCGCTTCTTGCCCGATGATAGGTTGCTCCAAACGACTGAAGGCCAACTGTTGGGATAGCTGCGCCAACCCCAAGCGGGCCGGTGGCGATGATCGGAAGCAAGCTGGCTGCACCAGAGCCGAAAGCCACACCCCAGCTTTCTGGGTCAGCACCACGGTCAAATTTTAGGTCGCCGACGTTAACATTTACATCTCCTACTAGGGGAACATCAAAACCAAATAACCCTTGGGAAAATTGTGATAAGGTGTTATCCCCCTCAAGCCCTTTGGCATATTCGCCAGTTTCCAGAACAGCTGCTCCCATCTTCGCTGACTGGTCTGCCATCCCAGCCAAGATGTCCGCTGCGCCGTCCCGCATCGACTTGGCTGTTTCTGGGGCGAACAGTTTCATCCCCAGCTGCAACGGGGATAAATCTGACAGCGACATATCGCCAACTATCGGCCTGTGGTATGCCTCACCAGCGCCGTACATAAACGTGCCGATGTTGTAGATGCCGCTTACAAAACCTTTGCCTAAATTTTCACCAAAGCCAGCTTCGCTCTCTGGCTCAACTGGTGGGGGTTGGGGTCGTTCCGTGGCAACTCCCGCAGTAGGTCGGCTTTCCCAGCCGTCCTCCCACGGGTTTACAGCTGCGCTAGTGCTTCCACTACTCTCCCACCCGTCTTCCCAAGGATTTTTTGGCATTATTGAACTTTCAACCAGCTGGTTTTCTTTGAGGCATCACCGCCAACATATACAACGACGTTACCGTTCGCGTCCTCCTTCTTATCTCCGATGTACAGCAACGCAATTACGCTTCCGTCTATGTCTTTTTTAACCCCGTCGGGAGGGAACTCTCGCTGTATGATTGCGTTGATATTGTTCGGGTCTACTTCTCCGTCATCCGTGAGTTTTTGCCGCCTCTTTCTGGCTTCGTCTTTTATTTTGACACCCCTCTCAAGCGCCGTCTTGGCGGTGTAGGATTGCGCCTTTCTGTTAATAGCGTCCTTTGTGGTATAGGTCTTCGACGCTCCTCCAGATGGATGCGTTGTTGTGCTGGTCATCACAAGTGTTGAGCGTGGTTGGATCGCAGCGCGAAACCTATCTTCATCTAGCTTACCTGTGTCTGGGTTGAAAAAGTGTTCCAGTTTAACGTCTTGAATATCGACTTCCCGAACGCCCATCTCGTAAGCAATCTTTGAGGCTGTTGTTAGCGCCCTATTTTTTTGTGCGCTCTCTAAACTCATATCCCGTGCTAACGGTTCCCTAGCCTGCCAATCAGCAGCAAGGCCGTAGTTGTCTATCAGATCGTTCTTGTCCTCCACATCTGCAACGTGGCGCAGATAGTCGCGGTCGTTTTGGCGCGAACTCAAATACCCTTGGTGTGCGGTGAAGGCGTCTTGCTGGTGCTTGCCGTGCAGCCCTGCGGGTGGTTGCGGTAGCTTGGTGAAACCCTCATTATTAGCAGCGTCAGCAAGCTGCTCTTTATATGTCTTTAGCGCATCCAGTTGGAACGTGGTCTCGTTGTCATCGGTTTTTTGCTGGGTGTAGTCATAGTCCAGCTGTTTGTTCAGAAGGTTCAGCCGAGACATATTCGCGTCAGCTTGCCTCTCACTAATGTCCAGCTGGCGGTTTGTCTGCGCTGCACGCTCGGCGAGGTTGGTGTGCCGCACTCGTTGATCCGAGACGCGCAGTCCCAGCTCTGCTCCTTTGTAAAATTCGTCCATTTGTCCCATAACTATAAATTCTTTTTACCAGCCGGGTGGTAGTGTCGAAGGTCTTGTGCCGTAGGCTGCCCCGCCGCCCCCCGAGAATCTGTGCATTGTTTGATTAGCTGGCCCAGCTACCGTAGCTGGCGATCCAGTTCCTCCAAACATACTGCCGATCATTCCGCCAATGCCTCCGCCGCCGCCACCGCCTCCAAACATACCGCCAGCCATCATACCTCCAACACCCTGTAAAGCCCCGCCCAGCTTATTGCCGAAGCTGTTCGCAGCTTTGGCCTTGGCCATCGCGATTGCGTTCTTATGCGCGTAGCGGTTCTCGCCTATAGCGTTCTGTGTCCATTGAGCTGGGTTGACATACGACGCGCCAACGCTCATCGGGTTCGCGACAGCTGTGCTACGCACGGTGGACAGGAAAGGATTGAGCGCACCCAACCCGCTTTGCGTCATCTGCATCTGGCTCAACCCGAGGTCGCGTGCCACGAGGTTGCGTCCAGCTTGACTACCACCCATACCACCAGCCATACCCCCTTCGGCAGCTCGGCGCATTATCATCCCTTGGTCTGCCATCGGCAGTTCGCCACGGATCATACTGCCAATCGCACTACCAGCTCCGCCAATCAGCTTGCCATAACCGGGCATAGCTTTCTCCAGATTGGCCATCAGTATGTCTTGGTCAGCTGCGCTGGTCTGTGCAGCCAGCTGCTTTGATTTGTCAAAGCTCGCCAAGTTACTGGAGATTGATGCCTCTTGCTCCTTCGCTTGGTCTACTTTTTTGTACTTGGGAACTTTCGCGCCTTTTTTCATTAGCCCGCCAATAACCCCCATTGCTGCTCCGATTCCTATCATATTGTTATATTACGCTTTCAATTCCCCCACCGCCGTGGGTGTTTAAGTTGGTCATTTGTAAAACTGGAACAACCCCGTCACCCATATGGTTGGCGAGTTGATTCTGTAATGATTCAATTGCCAAATTGCGGTACTCGGTGGCTGCTCCAAAGTCTCTGTTCTCCTCCAGCTTGATTGCGACAGCCATATTCTTTATGGCGTACAGATCGCTAACCATCAGCACGTCCGTGTCGTTGACGGCGTTGATAAAACGCAGCTTGGCTATGACTGTAACGGCGACTTTCTTGTCTTCTCCGTCCTCACAACCAGCCGCCCCGCCGAGGCTGGGGATCAGAGATCGGCGGTAGCTGGGCAAAGTTTCGTCTGGCTCGTAAGTGGCAATGTCAACAAGTGTGGGGGTAGCGGCGGTCAGCTCGTACATCTGGACATTCCCTTCGGTCGTGTCTTTCAGCACGCCTGTGATGCTTTTGAAGCTGGTGCTTGTGTCAGCGTAACCGTTTACGAGCGTCACTATCTCCCCGTCTTGGTATGTGGCCCCAGCTCCGCTTCCGCTTTTTAGCGTCCTCACCCAATTGTCGTTGCTGTCATAGCCTTGAACGGTGATTTTCTTACCAGCGTCAGCTTCGAGGAATGCGTAAATTCTTACCGGCTTACCAGCCCCGCTCATATCTTTATGCGTGGGCGACTCACCCCTATCAAGCAGCTGGTATCCAACATTGTCCTTATTGTCCAGCAGGCCGTAGCCGCTTTCGACAAACTCAAACCAGCCGTTGCGAACTACACCAACATTCTCTGATACAGCTACCGTCTCGATAGTCTCGATCTGGCGGGGCCACGCGATGCACCCGCTGGTCGCGCAGATGTTGAACCGTCCGTATGTTCCCTTCCACTTTCCGCTCTCGACAAGACGCCGTTGCGCCTCGTTGATGTACTCGGTAGTACGGGCGTCGGTGGCGCAAAGATTGAGATGCTTTGCAATGCGTGTCTTTGCTGTGCCGAGATTAACCTTCATTAGACGGTGTAATAAATCCTAGATGTGCGCTTAATAAAGTAGACGCCGTAGTAGGGCGGGAGGTTGGTGAATGATTCTGACGTTTGGCTGGAGCCAGCTGCAATCATTCCGTTGACTGTCTTTGACCCAGATATGAAATGGCCTTCTCCGGCGTTTTGTGCGCCCCCTGTGTTTTTAAGGGGGCTTTCGGTGTATTTAAGATCGTGGGTGTGTGGCGGTAAATTCTTTTCTTCCAGCGTTGTGTCCTTTTCGCCGCCCGTATCTGTTACCGCAGCAGCAAAATCGCCAACACCAACCGGGAACCTCGCAGACATATCTGTGTCTACTGTCCAGAACGGCCCCGCCATATCCTTTGCTGTGCCGCTCTCGCCGCCGTCGTATGTTTCCAGCGCAACCTCTGACCCGACCCACATCTGTCTCACATTACCGCCCGCCGGAATGGAGTGCTTTGAAACCCATTCGCCGTCTACAAAAGAATATAGCCGATCTGGCTTCCCCCCTATTGTCCTTATCCACGGGCGGTCTTGATCGTCCACGGCGGGCGTTGAGTCGCCGTAGTTAAACAAGCTGTAACCACCCGCGACGTAGGCGGTGGTGTTGTTTATGAACGTGTTGTAAAGCTGCTGTATGCTTTCAAAGCACGTCTCGGTCGGGACTGAACCCGCTTGGAGAATTACTTGCTGGTTAGATGCCATATCCTAAAGTTCTTTCTGTGTGTCGTTGCAGCTGCCCGTGATGCTGTAAGTGTACCGCGTGTTCGCGCTCGCACTGGCGCAGCTGATTATTAGTTCTGTGTAAGTAATGTTCATAAATTATACGCAATCGCCCACCGTACCACAGTCACCATACGGCTCTTCCACGATTGGGTAGGCGTGCAGTCTGAAAGTCTTTATTCGTGCGTGGCCAACCCACTCGATGCGTGAGGAGAACTCGTAACCGTTTCGCATTGGCACACCGTTAGTAGCCTCACAATCGTCAGCTGGTTGTGGTAGCCGCATTCTTGATCGGTACTGTGGCTTGTAATTCTTTAGTGTGAGGCACGAACCAGCGACAGGGTTGCACGTCTCCGCTTTCGCGCACTCTGTCCAGCTGTTCCAATCCACCCAAGCTGGGTACTGGTTTGGCTTGTAGCGAATAGTGAAGTCCACCTCGCCACGAAGGTCATCGACCCACATCTCCCCGTACTCAAGCTGCTTCATCTCGAGCGGGTTTTCAAAGCTGTAGCTGGGTGTTTCGATATAGCAACCGATGCGGCTACTGTCCGCGTCCTTTATCCCGTCTTTTGTCAGCTCCCACAGCTGGATGTTGCAGCTGCTATTCAAGTGGAATACGAAACACCGTTCCTCCGCCTTGATCTCGGCGGTAAGTATTTGCAAGAAGTTCAACCCTGTCCAAAGACCCTCCCAAGCTGGCGGCATCTTATCGCCCGTTCCTCCAACGGTGTCAAAGTCAAGTGGGGCAATGCCCCGAAAATACACCCCTTGCGATGTGTTCTGCGGCGTGACCGTTGTGAGCAGGCGGTTATCGAAAAGAACAACGCTGGTGCGCTGCGCTATCTCGTGATCCTTCTCATCGCGCAGTACCGGCCCGATCTCGCGACTCACGGGAATCTGCCCGTACTCCTGCCACTCGCGGCGGCTGGAGATGTAGCTGCGTATTCCGTCTGGCGCACGGTAGAACATATCACCGTTGACCAAAGCGCAGCTGCGGTCGCTGACGGAGCCGTAGTTGATTGCCACGATACGGACTGTGGGATACTCCAGATTCTTCCAGCTGTCGCGGCTGGTCGGCACGTTGACAGCAAACACAGCGCGAGACGTGTGAACCAGCAGCTCGCCTTGTCCGAGGCTTGAGTCTGGCTGGTTCATAAACCGCATTGCCGTGATGTCGCCGGTATCCAGCGGGACAGCGAACGCGCCGCCCTCTGCGATGTAGGTGTTCTCTGTAAATTTAATAACGTCGGTCGGGCCACCAACGATGTCGCCAGCAACAAACTCACGCCCACGCGCTACCCACAACCGACCATTCCCGTAGGCCATCACTTTGCCGGTGGGAACCTCGTCGCCGGACGGGTTGGCTCTGCGGGAGGTTGCGCCGTCAAAGATGATAGCGGCTGACTCACCGTTTTGTATGATGAGATAATGCTCGGCCTGCTGGAAGTAGGACACCTCGATGTCCGATGCGTTCGGATCGTAGATAGTCTCCCCAAGGCTGTTAACACCGTTGGTTGGGGTGATGTCCTGCACCATCCCCGTCTCCGTGTTGATCTTATAGATGTGGCCACCTATGGAGGTGACTAGGTAACTGTTTTTCCCGTGGTTATAGCTGTACGCACCTTGGAACCGATCTGCCTCGAAGGCTGTCTTTATCCTTTCATCCGACTCGTCGATGGTGGCCAGCTCGAACATCGTGGTGGACACCTCGCCTGTGCCAGTTGACCCCGTGTCGCCAACTGCTAAAATCTCAACAAGATGCGTGCCTCCATCTAGGTCAATGTTTGCTTGGCTGGACGAGTTTGTGATTATCCTCAACTCCCCGCCGTTCAAATTGATTGTATAAGTTTTGACCCCACTTTCAACCACTTGCTGGTCGCCAGCTGCGTTTGTTAGATACCAGTCGTTTGAGTTTGCGAAGTTAGAACCGGCTTCCAGTTTGATTGTAACTATATCAAGATTGTTTGGGTTCAACCATTTAATACCAATGCCAGATGCGTACACGTTGGGGCCGGTCGATACCTTATTAGACATATCCAGCACATTGCTGGCAAGTACGCCAACGTCTAACTGATCCGCCATAGCTGACCCTACCGACTCCCAATCATCATATGCTGCGTTAAATGCCGCCTTGTCCGCAGCGGCTATACCCCAGCTTGCAGCGTTAGTCTCGTTGTTCTGGTTGCCATCGACTGCTCCTCCACCGCTGGTTGCACCCCAGCTTGTTGGGGTTGTTCCTGTCGCTGTAAAAACAGTTCCAACATTATTATTAGCTGCCCCAATGTTGGTGACATCAAAGCTTGTGCCGGTTTTTGTGATCTTATATTTCTTACCGACAACAAGCGTTCCGCCGCTAATCAGCTTGAACGATCTGTCGAACTCAAGAGGAATGTTAACGAAGGAGGGGCGCGTCTTTGCGTAGCCGCCGCGCATTGTCACGTTGCCAGCGAAGGAGGCTTGGTTGCGGGCCAGCAAACTAGGCGACCGACCAGCGTCCACCCCGCGTTCCAGCGTAAGGAACCCGTCGCTAATCCGCTGGCGGTCGATT